TATCCAGGCTAGCCCAGACACAAATCAAGGAGTAGGTCCCAGAATCCAAACAGATGACTACCAGAATCGTATTTGATACCGACCAGTTCACACTTGGCGAATTCAAGGAGCGCATGGAAGGTTATCGCTCTGCAATCGAGTCGGGCGTATTGAATCCTAATGAGTGTCGCGAAATTGAGGGCAGGAACCGGCGCGACCGTGGCGACGAGTACCGGCAACCGATGAACATAGGCACAGAGGGCCAAGACAATGATGCACAAAACGATTGACAGGCGGCTGGAGGTAAAAGCTGTCGGCGATCAGGGCAGCTTTACAGCATACGGCAGTGTTTTTGGCAATATTGATCTACACAGAGACATCGTTGTGCCGGGGGCGTTTGAAAAAAGCCTAAGTCGGCACAAATCTAACGGGACAATGCCTTCCATGCTTTGGCAGCACGACATGCGTCAGGTGATCGGCAAATACTCTGATATGCGTGAAGACGAAAAAGGGCTGTTGCTGGAGGGTGAATTGTTTATTGACAGCCCTATTCATCAGGCCAAAGAAGCCCATTACCTGATGAAAGCAAAGGCCGTCACAGGATTTTCTATTGGGTTTAACATACCTAAGGGCGGACAGGAGTACGACGAAGATAAAGATTGTTGGGAGATCAAGGAGATTGACCTTGTTGAGGTTTCTTTGGTGACATACCCGGCAAATCAGCAGGCACGGCTGGAAACCGTCAAGTCTGCTATGGAGACTCCCAAGTTTTTTGAGAGATTTTTGCGCGACGCAGGTCTTTCACGAATCCAGGCAAAGAGCCTCATGTCTGGAGGTTATGGCGTTATGTGTGAATCGCGAGATGTGGACGCGGACGCCAACACGGAGGCAATCAAAGCGGCACAAAGACTTTTTAACTTAATAGGAGACATCAAAAATGTCTAGCGAACTTAAGGCCGTCATTGACGGTATCGCGTCCACGTTTGAAGAGTTCAAGAAAGCGAACGACGAGCGTCTGGACAAAATGGAAAAAACCGGCATTGATTATTCCGAACTTCGCGAGAAGTCCGAAAAAATCGAGGCTAAATTGGAAGAGCTGGAAACCGTAAAGTCTGCGGTTGAAAAAATACATGTCAAACTGGAAACGCCTGAGTTTTCCCGTGGCGACACAAGCAAGTACGAAGAGCAGCAGCTCCAGGCTTTTGAGAAGATGATCCGCTCTGCTCGTGTTGGTGAGCGCTTCGACCAGAGTGCGGCTAACGAGTACCTGAAGGCATCAAGGGAACTTGCCGAGCGCTCTAAAGCTGTTTCTATCGGCACCACGACCGCAGGCGGCCACGCTGTCCCTGAGGTCATTTCCCGCCAGATTGACAAGAAGTTGCTGGATATCTCCAACGTCTTGCCTTACGTCAGAACTGTGAATGTCGGCACCAGCGACTACAAAGAACTGGTTGACGTTCGCGGGTCCACTTCTGGATGGGTTGGTGAGGATGGCAACTCGCCGCTTCAAAACCGTGCAGAAACCAGCACCCCTAGCATTCAGCAGGTTGCGCCGACTTTCGGCATGGTTTATGCCTACCCGAAAGCGACCGAAGAATCCATACAGGACGTGTTCTTTAACGTGCAACAGTGGCTGATTGACTGCGCCGCCGAAGACTTTGCACAAGCCATTGGCGCTGCGGTCATCTCGGGAAGTGGGTCAAATCGCCCGACAGGCTTTTTGAACGGCACGCCTGTCAGCACTGACGACGATGGCGCATCTCCCGAACGTGCGTTCGGTACTCTTCAATACGTTGCTACTGGTAAGGCCGGCGCGTTTCCTGACCCGTTCAACCTGAACAGTTCGCCGCAGGTTACTACCCCGCAGGGTGATTTCCTGATTAACACTGTTTACAAGTTGAAAGCAGGTTATCGTCGGAATGCGATGTGGGCCATGAACAAGGCCACGTTGGCCGCAGTTCGTAAATTCCGCGATGGCGATGGCGCGTACTACTGGCAGCCGAGCATTCAGGCAGGTCAGCCGTCCTCACTCCTGGGTTTCCCGGTGCTTGAGTGGGAAGATATGCCCGATGTCGGCTCTAACACGTTCCCGATTGCTTTTGGTGATTTCCGCGCAGGATACACCTTTTGCAACCGCGTAGGGACGTCAATTACTGTTGATGACAACATCACCGATCCTGGCTTTGTCAAATACTACATTCGGCGCAGGGTTGGCGGAATTCTTCGGAATGACGATGCCATCAAAGTAGTTAAGTGCGCGGCCAGCTAATGAAGGTAACCTTAACGGCGAAAATCTACGGGGTGGCCGACGGGGAGATATATCCCCGTTGGTTTAACCCCGGCGATGTTGTCACGGGCGAATTGGCAAGATCTGCGGTTGAGCAGGGTTGCGCTGAAATAAAAAAAAAGCGCAAACCCGTAAAGCCGGAGCATCTGAAACAGTATTCTGCCTTGCAACGGGGCCGAGTCTCACGCAAGACGACTGCGACCGATTAAAGGGTTGCCCTGTAATAGCAATAAACGACGCCTACCGGTTAGCGCCGTGGGCGTCGTATCTTTATGCCTGTGACCTGAAATGGTGGCAGGTGCACATTGAAAGTGTTAAGAGCACGTTTTCTGGTGATCTTTGGACGCAGACTAACGCGAGCGCAACGAGCGCACCGGAAAGGGCTTTTGCTAAAGAACATGGAATCAACCTGATAACCGGGCTGAACAAGCCGGGGTTAGGAAATACACATATACACTACGGGAACAACTCGGGCTACCAGGCTATCAATTTAGCCTACCTGTGGGGTTTTACGCGGATAGTTCTGTTAGGGTATAACATGGCTGGCAGGGGCCAGCATTTCTTCGGGAAGCATCCTAAAGAGTTATCCCAAATGACTGACTATGAGGGGCTGGTGCCGCTGTTCGGGCCGCTGGCTGACGATCTTCGCGCAGAAGGCATTGATGTTATTAACTGCACGGAGAACTCAGCGCTGGCGTGTTTCCGCAAGAAAAGCGTAGGGGACGTGCTGCGGTCTTTATCGGAACCGGCCTAGTGCAAAAAATGCTTGCAAATCCTAGAAAGGAGGATATATACTACTAATGTGGCTAAACGCCACATGCGAGACACAACAGATGTAAGGGTCTGATGCGTCTCTAACCAAATCGCTAAAAGAGGCTTAACGAAATGGCTACTTCCAATGTTATCACAGTTCCAGAAATCTGCCTAGAACGGCATACCATCTACGTTATCGGCAACTCTTCGCTGATAGTGCACGCATTTCCTGAAAAGGCTCGGAAGGAGATGCTTGAGAAACAAATGAAGACGGCGCGTGCCGCTAAGGTTGCTCGCGATCCTTACCGGGAAGTTGAGGCATCAAGATATTTGCTGCCAGATGGTAGGGATGGGTTTCCTGCTGTTGGGTTTAAGGCGGCAGCGGTCACGGCTTGCACGTCGCTGGGTCGAGATGTGACTAAGGTTGCAGCCCGGCAGGCGTTTCGCGTAGAAGGCATCGCGATGACGGCAGACGGTGTGCTTGACGGTTCTGCTGTTCGGACGGCGCTGGTGCCGCTGGTCGCTGGCCCTCATAGAATTCGAGAGGATGTCACAAGGCTGTCAGGGCCGGGTCGAGCGGCTGATATGCGATACCGACCTGAGTTCTATCCGTGGGGCGCTGAATTGTCGGTTGTCATCAACCCTGCTGTTATCAGCATCGGGCAGCTTTTGAATATGTTCCAAGCTGCCGGTCACGGCGTAGGAATTGGCGACTACAGACCTGAGAGGGACGGCGACTGCGGCACGTTTGATATAGTGCAGGAAGGCGAGTTCAACGCTTGGCGCAAGGAGGCGGGGCTGTGAAGTTCAAATATGACACAATGGGCAGGGTTCCACTACCTGCCCACGATGAAAGGCTTGCCATCATCAGTGAGTTAGCCGACAAGGGGGAAGAGCCCTCGCCGGATGCTTTATTGCTGGCAGCGAGTAACCCGTCTCATCCTGCGCATAAGTGGGTATACAACCCGGACGTTGACTGGAGTAATGTGGGGCGGCGCGAATACTGCCGCCAGTGGGTGCAGAAGACCGAAGCACCGCCAATATTGATAGGCGGCAAGACGTACACTCCGAGGGCTGTTGAGTACGTTAAAGTCGGCGGCGAGGGTCACTGGCAAACCATTCAGAACATTGTCACGGACGATGACCTGTTCGATGGGTACTTGGCAGAATGTGCGCGCATAATGGAAAGCGCGCAGCGTAAACTGCAAGTGGCGCGAGAACTACGCCGGCGAAAATAGGCAGGCA